ACAACAGGCGGCCGTAAATTTGATGGTGGTAAATTACAATATGGTTTACTGCCACCTGCAGCACTCAAAGCAACGGTAGAAATTTTGACATTTGGAGCTGAGAAGTATGAGCCTGACAATTGGAAGTATGTACCAGATTCAAAGCGCCGTTACTTTGATGCTTTGAATCGCCATCTATGGGCATGGAAAGAAGGTGAACAACTAGACCCCGAATCTGGTAAACACCATTTGGCTCATGCTATGTGTTGCCTCATGTTTCTATACGAACATGATACAATATACTCTGTTGATAAATCTTAATTATGAGAGGTAAATATGAAACTATCAAACGAAACCATTTTGGTTTTGAAAAACTTTGGTGCAATTAACCAAGGTATCCTTTTCAAAAAAGGTAAAACACTAAAGACTGTTTCTTCACACAAGAACATTCTTGCTGAAGTAGATATTAAAGAAGATATTCCCGCTGAGTTTGGCATCTATGACTTGAACAATTTCTTATCGGTCATTTCTCTCCACAAAGATGACCCATCATTTGAATTTGATGACAAGCAAGTTACCATTGTTGGTAATAAGGGTCGTTCTAAGATCAAATATCGTTTTACTCCTGCAAATATGATTGTCACACCGCCAGAGAAAGCTCTGACAATGCCTGACGCAGAGATTAAATTTGATTTAACAGCGGAAGATTTTGATTGGGTCTTACGGGCAGCTGGCGTTCTTGCGTCACCACAGATTGCAATTGAATCTGATGGTAAAAAAGTAAGTATTGTGACACTCGACCTACAAAATGATTCTGCTCACACCGATGCTTTAGAAATTGCAAATGGTAATGGCAACAAATACAAAATGATTTTCAAAACAGAAAACATTACAAAAGTATTGGCAGGCACTTACGAAGTTTCTATTTCATCTAAAGGCATTTCACATTTTAAAAACAAAAACCTTCCGTTGCAATATTGGATTACAACTGAGCAAGGTTCTAAATTTGAAAGAGGTTAAAACAAATGGCACTAAAATTTTTCCAAGATAAATCAACCAACACTTCAGTTGCGGTAAATCCTGAACAGGTTGTATATGTATCTGATTCTCCTGTTGGAACTGTTATTCGTTTAACAGGTGAAAGAGTTTTGACTGTTACAGAAACATATTTGGACACCGTTGCTCGTCTGAACGAAATTTAAAATTATTTTTTTATTATGATATATGTGAAAGGTTCCCATGGAACATTTGTTATGGACAGAGAAGTATCGGCCACAGACAGTAGAAGATTGTATTCTACCAGACCGTCTGAAAAAGCCTTTTCAGGAGTATGTGAATCAAAAGGAGATACCGAATCTCCTATTGAGTGGTGGAGCCGGCGTAGGCAAGACCACAATAGCGAAAGCGATGTGCAACGAAATTGGTTGCGACTTCATGGTAATCAATGGTTCTGATGAAAGTGGTATTGATACTTTTAGAACTAAGATTAAGAACTATGCTTCTTCAATGTCGCTTTCTGGTGGCCGAAAGGTCATCATCATTGACGAAGCAGATTATTTAAACCCAAACTCAACTCAACCGGCTCTCCGTAATGCGATAGAAGAATTCGCAAGTAATTGTTCCTTTATATTTACTTGTAATTACAAAAATCGCATTATAGATCCGCTTCATAGTCGTTGTGCCGTCATCGACTTTGGCCTCAAGAATGGTGAGAAGGCCAAGATGGCTGCAGCGTTCTTCAAGCGAATTCAGATAATTTTGCAAAGTGAATCCGTTGACGCAGATGACAAGGTTCTTGCTGAGTTAATCAAAAAACATTTCCCAGATTTTCGCCGTGTGCTGAATGAACTTCAGCGTTATTCTCAGTTTGGTAAAATCGATACGGGTATTCTCACACAGATTGCTGATGTATCAATTGATGAACTCACCAAATCTATTTCATCAAAAGACTTTGCTTCTATTCGTAAGTGGGTCGCAACACACGAAATTGATAGCACGGTTCTGTATCGTAAGATTTATGATTCTCTGTATGATGTAATGAAACCGCAATCAATTCCACAAGCGGTCATTATTCTTGCTGACTATCAATACAAGGCTGCGTTTGTTGCTGACCAAGAAGTGAATACTGTGGCTTGTTTGACTGAATTGATGGCATCATGTGAGTTTGTATGAACGATGTATTCACCGGAATATTTGAATGGATAAAAGATGATTGGAAGTCTAATCGTTGGCGTTTTGTTATTGAACTTTTTGCTTGGGCTATTAGCATTGGTTGTAGTATTGCGATGGCTCTTACGGTACCGAACCCTCCGTTACTTGTTCTTTATCCTATGTGGATTATTGGGTGTGCTTTGTATGCTTGGGCTGCTTATACTCGGAAATCATTTGGCCTACTTGCTAATTATGTTTTACTCACTACCATCGATACCATTGGTTTGATAAGGATGTTGACATGAGTAATCCTTTTGATTATGTTAATGCAATATTACAAAACAAAAAACAACTAATTGTTGATGAAATTACTGAAAAAGACTATACACCTTTTTTGGTAAATAGAAGTCTTTCTTATCATAAAGATTGCGTTCTGTATGCAAATGAAATGAACAGACGCCATTTCTTGGATAAGAAGTTGCAAAATGACTTTTTACTAAATACCGTCAGGTCTCAAAAGAGGCCCTTTGCGAAGTGGGTTAAGTCTGAGAAAAGTGATGATTTGGAATGTATAAAACAAGTCTATGGTTTCTCCGATTCAAAGGCCCGTGAGGCACTCCGCTTACTAAGCAAAGACCAGATCCAACAACTAAAAGAACAAACCGATACCGGTGGATTAAGGAAGTAATATGGTTGACTTGACTCAATTTGTTGAGGTAAGCCTTAATGAACAAGACGATTTTTTGAAGGTGAGAGAAACTCTTACCCGTATTGGTGTTTCTTCACGGAAAGAAAAAGTATTATACCAATCTTGCCACATACTACACAAACAAGGTAAGTATTATATCGTTCATTTCAAAGAACTATTTGCGTTAGATGGAAAGCCCTCTAACATTTCTGAGAACGATATACAAAGGCGAAATGCTATTGCTAATTTGCTAGAAGAATGGGGTCTTGTAAAGGTACTAAATCGTAAATTGATTGAAGGCAATATCGCACCTTTACACCAAATAAAGATTATTTCATTTAAGGAAAAAGACGATTGGCAACTGATTACCAAATATAATATTGGTAAAAAACCAAACGATTATTAATTCTTAAATAAATAATGGTGCGGCGCCTAATGGGCCGCAATTTTGATTAACTCGCTTAATAGGAGATAAAAATGGTTAGTCGTATTTCATTTGGGCCTTTGGCTCATACAACTTTGGGTTTTGAGAATTTCTTTCGTGATGTTGAAAAACTTTTGGATATGGATGTGTCAAAAACAAACCCATCTTTCCCACCTCACAACATCATTAAGCTAGATGACACACATTATGTCGTTGAGCTTGCCGTTGCTGGTTTCAGTAAAGATGAAATTGAAATCACAACACAAGATGGTACTCTCACAATCAAAGGTGATAAGAAAGAAGGCCAAACCGATGTTCAGTATTTACATAGAGGTATTGGTACTCGGTCTTTCACAAAGCAATTAACGATTGCTGACACCGTTGAAGTAAAGGGTGCGGAGTTTAAAGATGGAATTTTGCGTGTTGGTTTAGAGAATGTAATTCCTGAAGCCAAGAAACCTCGCAAGATTGAAATTAGTAATGAACTTAAAGAGTTTAAGCCGCAACTTCTACAAGAGAAGAAAGTAGCATAACTCAGCGGGGCTTTTGCCCCGCTTAACTTGGAGATATTATGATAAGGCGTGATAGAACATTTCGGTTGAGTAAATCAACCAAACGGATGATGGCAGGTAAATACTGTGTTAGTCCAAGTGAATTTAAAAAATCAATGATTGAAGCTCAAATATCAGCTTCAATTCAAGTTAAACCAGAAAAGAAAAATAAGAACGCACCTAAGGAAGAATAATGTCCTTGGCCTTGTATTCTCATTTTCATAAGGATTTTCCATTTAATTGGAATTCTAAGTGGATTATTCCAACTTATGCTGGTAGTAAACAACCTTTTGCTTGGCAATCTCCAGACAGTAGTAAACCATATACGAATGTGAATCAATGTGCAGAAACGGTTTATAATTTTAGGTACATTTATTCAAGTGTAGATGAAGATGCTTTTCTTAGAGCATTAGGCCAACAGGCGACAGAATATTGGATGTGGAAAAATTGTATCAACCATGATTATATTGGTTGTACCACTTATCGCCGATATTTGTTGTTAGACCGTAATGCAGAAAAGAATGTAGCAAAAATACAGATGCCTGCTACGCAAGAAAATGCTAATAAATTTGGAACGGATGAACAGAGAGATATAGCATTAGAGTACCTTCAGACGGCAGAAGTTTTGACAAATCATTCTACGGCACTACCATACTCCGTAGAACAACAATATCTAATGTATGAACCAGCAGAATATTGGAATCTATTTAAAGATGCTATAGTTCATTTGTATCCACAATATCGTCAACACATGACATGGTTCACACATAACAATTTAATTAATTTTGAAACTTGTTATATTATGCGGCGTGATTTGTTTATGCGTTATGCAAGTGAATTGTTTTCAATATTGGATTATGTATGGAAAAATTGTAGTGATGTTTATCCTACTCAACAAACAACATCTGAGCCACTACCTTGGAGATACCCAGGCTTTTTAGGTGAAAGGTTTATGCCATTCTTTGTTTATGCAAATTCTCTTAAACGAATACAAGTGCCTTTGGTTATATTACAATGAAAAAAAAATTTGTTAAAGCTCATTTGATGGCGGCTGAATCCTATGCTCAGCTATCTTCTGCTAAACGATTGCAGGTTGGTTGTGTTATTGTAAAAGATAATACTATCATTGGTATTGGTTATAATGGAATGCCAAGTGGTTGGGATAATAATTGCGAAATTGAAATACATGAGGAAGACCTTGGCAATTCTTATCTTAAAACTAGACCTGAAGTTTTACATGCAGAAACAAATGCTATTGCTAAAGTGGCTAGGTCTACCAATTCTACAGATGGTGCAGATATGATTTGTACCCATGCACCGTGTTTAGATTGTGCAAAAATTATACATCAAGCTGGCATAAAGAGGTTTTATTTTCGTAGTCATTATAGAAGTGAAGAAGGTTTAAAATTCTTAAACAAATGCGAAATCGAGGTGAATCATGTCAAAGATTTATGAAGCTAAAGTATTAGCATTAGATTGTTTTGGTGATGCAATTTTAGAAATACCAGAAGAACTTGTTAAAGAATTGGATTGGAATGTTGGTGATAAATTAAATTATGAAGTAGTAGGTAAATCAGTAGTTATTAAAAACTTAACAAAGGAAAATAAATAAAATGGCATTTCTTGTTCACAATTTGCCACCAATTCAATGCTTTGTTAAAAAGGAATTTCTCTATGACTTTGAAAAAGGTCATGGAGAATTAGAGCCTTGTATTTGGATGACATTGAAGTGTATTAAGAACCAAGCCTTTCGTATAGAGGCGCTGTTACCAAACTACGGTGCCCTTTACGATAAACTCCCAATACATGCGTTTGTATCACGGCAAACAGACCTAAAAAATGCAACTTTGCCTTTGGATTACTTGCAAATATGGGACTGTTTGAGTTATAATGTTACTATCATTGAAAAAGATAATCTTCGCTTGTTGAAGTGTAAATTCTTAGATAAAGATAGAAAATGGCAATTTGGTCAATATATGTTTACAGTTGACTTTTGCCAAAACGACCCTGGTTATTTAAACACAGGATTCTCCGAAACAGTAGAAGAACATAAGAGTTATAATTTTATTAAGATGGATAATGGCCAGTTCGCCGCACAGCCAAATAATAAAACATTATTCTTTGATTCTTCTCTGACGGTACCTGAGTTTAAAATGCCAGATTTTAAAATAGCAACAAAGTTGTATTCAGTAGAGCAATTTAGTAAACACTCTGCCAGAAACAACAATGACTTTTTTTATGACTTTAAGGAAACAAAATGAACCTGCGTGAAATTGCAAAAAAGCTTGCCATTGAAAACAAAATGCCCCGTGCAGAAAAGTATGACATGGTGTTCCGTGACTTTGACAATAATGTTGAGGTAATTGGCTGGGTGCAAGACCCAAATTACGAAATGAAAGAATTCCAAGGCCGTGAAATGCTTTTTCCTAAACGATGGGTTACAATTGGTGTATTGCCAGCTGAAACCGAGGTTCGTGTATGAGTATCAAACTTGTTACCTTAAAAACCAATCAAACCATTTTAGCTGAGATTGATTGTACCGGTGAAAAAGAAATCTCAATGAAAGAACCAGTTCAAGTAATTATTCAAAACACGAAAGACGGCCCAATGATGGGCTTTGCTCCATTTTTGGAGTATGCTGAAGAATTTAACACAGGCATCAAGGTGTCTATGGAAGATGTATTGTGCTTAACCACACCAAGCCGTGAGTTACAGAATCAATATAATAAAATGTTTGGAAGTGGTATTACGATTGCCTCATCTATCCCAAAAATCTGATATAATGTATGAATGAGTAAATATTACACACATGTTCTGTGCTTTGGTAATCATATTATGTACCGAGGCATCAACAATGGTCGGAGAGTAAAGCAGAAGATTGAATACTCTCCGACTTTGTATTTTCCTACGAACAAGAATACCGAATGGCGCTCGCTGCAAGGCGATGTGCTAGAGCCTAAATCGTTTGGCTCGATCCGGGAGGCTAAAGAGTTCATCAAGCGGTACGAAGAAGTTCAAAACTTTAAAATGTTTGGTAACACCAGGCTCGAGTATGCCTATATCGCCGACTTTCAAAAAGGTATTATAGATTGGGACATTAAAGACCTCGACATAGCCATCATCGATATTGAGGTGGGGTCAGAAAACGGCTTCCCGGACCCAGCAACGGCCAGCGAACCGGTGACCGCCGTAGCTGTCAAAAGACTAAATAAAAGGTTAAGCGTTTACGGATGCGGGGATTTTGACAATTCCCGTGATGATGTTGACTATATCAAGTGCCAAGACGAATATACCCTTCTTAAAACTTTCCTGATGGACTGGGAGGCGAATACACCAGATATTATGTCTGGTTGGAATATTAAGTTCTTTGATATTCCTTATCTACACAATCGTATGCAAAAAATTCTTGGGCCAGATTTGACCAAGAAACTATCTCCTTGGGGTGGTCTTGCAGAGCGTGAAAAAATCATTAAAGGTAAAAAACAAACAACATATGAGATACTCGGCGTTTCTTGTCTTG